GCGGCGGTCGCCGCGGCGTCGAGCGGATCAGGCTGACCCTCCTTGCGGACAGCTTGGTTGATTTCGTACAGCATGGCGAAGACGGTCGTCTGGTACGCCAGAAACGGCCCGATGTCCAGCAGCAGGAGAACCCAGTAGCTCACCATCGCGGCCCACAGCCACACCATGCCAAGGCCGAGGTGCAGCCACTTGTCTGCCGCCATGACGCGGGTGAGGATTTCAGGTACGCGCACTTTCGAGCCCCTTGACGCGGATGGTGAGCTCCTGCACGGCCTTGACCAGCACGGCGATCAGGTCGTCCTTGCGCAGCATGTAAGTGTCATCGACATCGACGGTCAGCATCCCCAGCGGGCGCGGCAGCACGGCCTCGACCTCCTGCGCGATGAAGCCCAGTTCCTCGGTGTCGTCGTTGATCCGCCGGTACGAGACGGGGCGCAGCGCGTTCACGAGCGCCAGGCCGAGGTCGAGGTCAGCGATGTCGCGCTTGAGCCGCCGGTCGGAGGTCACGGTCCACGCGACTTGAACGTGGGCGGCGGTCACGTTGGCGTCGCCTGCGCGGACCTTGTTTGACGCAGCGAACGACCAGGTGTTCCAACCCAGGCCGGTGTAGTTCTCCAGGCCCGTGACTGCGGTCATCGGCGTGTCTTGGCCGCCAACGATAGTGCACCACTTGTAGTCCTGCGAGCCGTTCACGCGCAGCGCGTTGGAGCCGATGCCGGTGTTGTTGCCACCGCTGGACCCTGCGCTGGCCTTGCTGCCTGCTGCGATGCCGACGTAGGTGTCGTTGCTGCCGCTGGACATGCCAGAACCGGCGGCGTTGCCGACCATCACGCACGCTTGAATGTTCGTGCCGGTGTCCATCGCCCGGTTGCCCACGGCGACGTTCTCGTAGCCCGTCGTCAGCGCCAGCCCGGCGTGCCGCCCGAGCGCCGTGTTGTTGTACCCCGATGTGCTGGCGTTAAGGGCGTAGTAGCCGATGGCGGTGTTCTGCCGGCCCTGGCCTGCACCGCCAGAGGTATTGGCGTTGATGAGCGCCCCCACGCCCATCGCGGTGGAGGTCACGGGGCCAGGCTCAAGCGGGCCGATGTTGAAGTCGGCACCCCGCCCGATGGTCATGCCTTGCAGGATGAGCGAACCATTCTCGCGGAACGGTAGGCCGCCGATGTAGCTGGTGGGCGTGCCGCGCAGGAAGTCGTTGACGCAACTATGCGGCCCGACCAGCGCGCTGACCTCGTTTTCAAGGTAGACGCCCGATTCGATACCAGTGAACAGACCGCCTTGAATGACGCCGCCCCGCGCGCCGGCCTTGACAAAGATTTTGTCTTGCAGCCAGTAACCGCCGTCAACGCGGAACCCGCTCACGTTGTCGAAGACGTAAACACCCGGGCCGGTGTTCTCCTCGCTGTAGGCAGCGATGCGCCCGCCTTGCACGCGGTCGATGCCGATGCCGGCGACATACGGGCCGACCGACAAAGTGGATTGGTTGTAGGTGCCGTCTGCCGCCGTGGTCGCCACCGTGAACGAGTTGGTGGTCTTGGTCAGCACCGTCGCAGCATCGATGGTGTTGATCTGCGCCGACGCGCCCGTTGCACCGTAGATGGCAACCCTGTCGCCCAGCGAGAAGGCGTGCGCGTTGGCGTTGATGGTTGCGGTGCCCGCCACCACCACGATGTTCGTCAGCGTGCCGGCATCGACGTTGTACTTGACCCCCGCCTGGCCGTTGTACGACACATCGGTCGCGCCGCTGAAGATGGGGCCGAGGTTTTCAAACCCGGACGCGCCGTCAATCAGGATGCCGCAGTTGATGGCTGGACTAGGGACAAGACCATTCGCCAACACCTTGCAGTCGAAGAAGTGAACGTCGTTGGCCGTGTTGTAGAGATGAATCCCGCACCGATTGTTTCGGATCGGCCAAACGTTCTTGAACGCCGCCGAGAAGCACCGATAGCCGTAGATGCCATCGCCCGGGTATCCATCGATCCAGAAATCCTCCAGCCGCAGGTGGTTCATCCAGTACATCCAGATGCCCGTGCCCGTCTGGACGACCGTATTGACCCCCTCAATGCCGACCGTTTGCGTTCTGGGCGAGAGGTTGAGGTTGCTCGGCCCTCGCAACCTGAACTGCGCCAGCCGCACCATGTTGTCCGAATTCGGATACCCGCCGCCCGGGGGGCCGCCCGGGTAGTTGGCGAGGGTGTAGTAGATGAACAGGCCGTTGTTGACGCCCGTGTCCTTGATGATCGATCCCTGCTCGCTGTATTCCGTAGACCACCCATCGCCCTCGATGTCGTAGCTGTACTGCGGGTCCATCACGATCTGCGCGGTCTTCTTGTACGTGCCGGCAGGCAGGTAGCCCCGCTTGCCCCGGCAGGCGTCGAAGAACGCTTGCAGCGGCACGGTGACGTCCTGCACCATGTCGCGCGCCTGCACCGAGGCGATCTGCGCGGGCGTCATGAAGTCGAAGGCGCTGATGCGCTGGCGCAGGGAGGCCTGTACGGTCGTCGCCACCGCGCCCGTGCCGGCGGGCTGGTAGACGACACCTGAGGCGTTCACATCGTTGACGCCCTTGATGTTGTCCTTGACCCAGATCGGCGCGCCAAGCGAGGTCTTCAGTTCCAGCTTGTACGAAACGCCCTGCGTCAGCCAGATTTGATCGACCACGCGCCCGGCGCTGTCCAGCACGATGGGGTTGGCGTTCGCCACCGACCCGGCAGAGGTCGTGTAGGTTGCCTCCGGCGTGGTCGTGCCGGCGGCGTAGGTGTAGAGCAGGCCGCCGGTCAGCGGGTTGCCGTTGCTGTCGAAGAACTGCCAGCCAGCGCCGCCAAGGGGGGAGAGATTCACAGAAGGCATGATTAGCGGCTCCGTGCTTGCGGTCTAGTAATTAATACGATCCGGCGTACACATTGAACCTCTGCCGCGTGGCCACCAGCGAGTACGGCATCGACATCACGTCATCCGGGTTGTTGATGCGCTTGAGGTTGCGCTTGCTGGTCATGGCGATGCGGCGCACTTGGGGCGGCGGCTCGACGCCGAACTCGTTGGCGATCTCGCAGGCCAGGTTGTACTTGAACGCGCGCAGATAGCCTGGCGGGAAGGCCAGCGATGTGGCCAGCGTCGCGGCGTTGGTCAGTTCCTCGACCGAGATGAAGTGCCACTCCACCTCCCGGGTCGCCACCGGGTAGATGTACATCTCGATGTCCGGGTAGGTCATGTTGACCCAGATGACCTGCGGGTACGTCGAGGTCACGGTCTTGACCGCGATGCCGTCGTACTGCTGCTGGTTGATCATCCGAATGCCGAAGCTGACGTTCGTACCCGGATCGCGGAAGTACGTCGCGTCGTCCAGCAGGATGGGCCGGTTGCCGACGAAATTGCCGGTCGGCCCCAGCGTGCGGCTGCGCGTGCTGGCAGGCCACAGGAACGTCTGATCCTGCGTGGAGAACACCGACAGGCGTTCGGTGTTCCACGAATCGATCATCTGGTTCATCGCCGCCAGCGCGTCTTGCGACGTGGCGGCCGATGGCACCTCGCCCTCTGCCAGTTGGCCGATCAGGCGAAGCGCCGCGTTGATCTGATCGCCAGCGGTGGCAGTCGCCATGTCAAGCTCCGGGTTCTACGCTTCGGCGCGGGCGCCCGCGGCGGGGCAGTTCGTTGACGACCGGAGCGGGCTCCGGTTCAGGCTCAGGTTTGGGCGCGGTGGGGTCGAAGACCTCCCACCCAAGGCCCATGTCGTACTGCGCCTCCATGTCGGAGCAGGCGACCTTGGCGCCGTGGACGGGGTGTCGGAGGTAGATGACTGCCATGTGAGAAAGGTAGGGGCCGAAACCCCTACCTTATCACGAAGTCATGATGACCCAGTTGGTTCCGTCGCACACCAGCATGGCGTTGGCCCCGGCCGACGCCGCGAGGATCGCGGTGCCAGGCGTGGCCGTGCCAATCGGCAGCACGTTGGACGACGCCGACACAACGGTCTGAGCAGCGATGGTCTTGATCCACACGACGCGGCCGGTGCTGGCCGATGCCGTGGGGAACGTGACCGTGATGCTGCCCGTACCGTTGCAGACGACGAAGTTCTCCGTCGCACCCAGCGTGAACGAAGCCGTTTTGGTGACGGGCGCGTTCAAGTCGAGTTGCGTGCCGTTGAGCGCGCCGGTTGCCGTCACCGACGCCGCAGACACGCCGCCAGTGACAGAGACGCTTTCAAACTCGGGGTCGCTGTACGCGACCCCGACCGCCTTGGTGTTGGGCATGATGCCTCCTTGTTAGGCCACGCGGTACAGCGTCCACGCGCCCGCGCCGGTCTTGCGAGCGACCAGCAGCGCGCCGGTCGTCACCGGAATGGTCATCGTCAGCGAGCCCGTGACCGTCCAGCCGGTGCCGGCCGCGATGATGGCCGTACCGCTCGACGTGCCGAGGTTGACCACCCGGAACTGGAAGGTCGTGCCCACACGGTCGGTGTTGGCCAGCGCGGCTTCCAGCAGCGCGACGGTCGGCAGAGTGTACGTCTGCGCGGACGTCACGCCGTTGTTGGCCAGGATCAGACCGTTGACCAGTTGCGCCGCGGTGAGCGTCGCAGTGGCCGTGACGGAGATCGGAGCATCGGTCAGACCGATGATCGGTTCGCTGGGGTTGCCGGCATTGTTCTGGTAGCCGCCAGCGCCATTGGGGAGAGCCATGATGGTTCCTTTCAGAGTTCGGTTGCGTCAGCCCCAGATGCGGCAAGCCATCTGCGGACGGATCACGCTGTAGCCGTACAGAACGTCCACGCGGCACGGCATACGGTCGTTGTTGATGTCGTACTGACGCACGACGCGCAACGAGATGCCGTTGTGGACGGCACGCGCGGCCATGTCGACGCCCTGCGGGAGCAGCAGGTCGGCGGTGGCGAACGTGATGGCGTCCTTGTGGTAGACGAGGTTCTGCGGGTACGCAGTCGAGGCGGTGCCCAGGAACACGACGGCCTTGCTGTTGCCCGGCAGCGCGTTGACGGTCGCCAGCGCGTGGTTGGCCGAGTACATGGCCGACACCGTGATGTTGCCTTCGCCGCTGGAGCCCAGCGTCACGTCGGACAGCGCCACGAACTGGAAGAGCGACCCGGTGGACTCGCGCGTCTGCGGGTTCACCGCAAAGCAGTCAGCCACCGTGAACACTTCACCAGCCTTCACCGTGGCGTTGTTGCCCGCGCCCGTGATGGCGATGGTCGTCGCGCCTTCGCTGGAGACGGCCGCCGAGGTCGTGCCGCCCGTAGCGTTGCGCGAGCCCACGGTGAACGTCTTGATCGACTGGGACATGTTGATCTCTTCGTACCCCAGCACGCCCGTGCCCATCAGCCCGTTCTTGAACTGCTTGCTGATGGTGTCGGTGGGGTTGAAGAGGCCCTTCATGCCTTCGACCAGGCCAGCGTTGGCGGCCGGGTTGACCGTCGCGTAGCGCGGCGACATCACAGCGGCGTTCTCGTTGAGCTTCTGCTGCGCTTGCAGCAGAACCAGCGAGGTGCCGGGCGTGGTGCCGGGCGTGCCCACCGAGTTGCCGATCTTGTTGAAGGCGTTGGCCACGTCAGCGTCCACGCTCGCGGCGAGTTGGCTGATACGAGGCTTCAGCACGCGCTCCGCGAAGTCGTCCAACTGCAGCGTCAGTTCGGCCGACGTGAAGTTGATGCCGATGTGCTTCTGGCTGGCGACCGTCAGGGTCGTGAACTGCTCGTTGTCGTCCTGGGTCTGGAGGGCAGCGCCGTCCGTCACCAGCGCGCGATCCGGCAGGCGGATGCGCAGGGTCGAGC